TTCCGGGGTCATCCGGTACTACTGACAGGTCCCGGCCTGACGACATGCAGACAGTAGTGCCACAACTCGCATGTGAGGACCAAAATGGGTGCTTCTACTTTCTCGGGCCCGCTCAAGGCTGGCAACATCTCTCAGACCACCGGCACCACCGTTGGCACCAACGTCGCCAACGTCGGTTTTGCCGTCATGGCCCAGTCCGCTGTCATCGACATCATCGGCGCTTCGGCGGCCGACCAGGTCGTGGCCACCATCCCGGCAGGCTCGCAGATCATCGACGTCATTTTGAACGTCACGACTGCCAACAACGACACTGGCACCGCCACTGTCGTGGTGGGCACCTCGGCCGATGCCGACGCCTTCATCCCCAGTACCAGCGTCAAAACCGCTGGCACCACGCGTGGCACGCTGGACACCGAGGCAACGGATGTCGGCACGACCGACATCCAAGTGCTGGCCGACTTCACCGCTCAAAACGGTAACGGCGCTGCGGGCGCTGCCACTGTCACGGTGCTGTACCTGCAAGCTCGCGACCTCGTGTAATCGGAGGTTGCTATGAGCGCCAGCAATATCCAGTCAGTCCAGAAGACGGCCTCTGCGCAGGGCGTCAATGGACGCACTCGGCTGCTGGGGGTCTACTTCACGCACACGGCAACGCCTGCCACTTTGTCGCTAAAAAGCGGCGGTAGTGGCGGTACAACCAAGTTGGCGCTGACGACCCCCGCATCGGCGGGTTCGCAGGACTTGATCATCCCAGACATGGGCATCCTGTTCGATGACGGCATCTACATCGCGGTGAGCTCGGCTGAGATCACCAGCGTGACCCTGCTGTTCGAAGGTGGAGCGCCTGCGTAATGGCCGCCAAGAAGGGCATGGGCATCAAGACCTCGGTCAAGTCGGGTAACTTCCGGCCGACCAAGTCAGGTGCAGGCATGACCGAAAAGGGCGTCAAAGCGTACCGCAAAGCCAACCCGGGCAGTAAATTGAAGACAGCGGTGACGAGCAAAAGTCCGTCACCGGCAGACGCAAAGCGCCGCGCGTCGTACTGCGCACGTTCGGAGGGTCAGATGAAGCAGTTTCCAGACGCTGCAAAGGACCCCAACAGCAGGCTTCGCCAGGCCAGGAAGCGGTGGAGGTGCTGACGAATGGAGATGATGGTCTGGAACGTGGTTTTGACTGCGATTGTGGCTGTTTTGGGGTTCATCTTGAAGGGTAAGTTCGAAGAGCTCAATCGCTTGGGCATCCTCCTGAACAAGACCCGTGAAGAGGTGGCCCGGGATCATGTCACGCGTCGTGAGGTCGATGACCGCTTCGACAAGTTTGTAAGCCATGTGGACCAAAGGTTTAACCGGCTTGAGGTGAAACTGGATGAACTCCGAAAGGTAGGGTAACTCGATGAAAGCAAAAATGGCGATGGTCAAAAAGGGCGGCAAATCGGTGCCTGCCTTCGCGGCCGACGGCGTGGGCAAGATGAAAAAGGGTGGCATGGCCGACAAGATGGGCCGCGCTGTCAAACGTAAAACGGCCGACGTCAAGGGCCGTGCAATGAAGAAAGGAGCCTGATCATGGCTGGAAAAGGTATGGGTTGCGCCACTCGTGGCGGCGGTGCCGTGATGAGCGGTCCGAAGAATCATGTGGTGTCGGAAACGAGCAAGACGACCGGCCCTGTGATGATGAAAAAAGGCGGAGCTGTGAACCAGCACAAGCGCATGGCCATGGGCAAGAAAGTCACTGGCATGATGGGCGGCGGCATGGTCAAGGGCTATCGCAAAGGCGGAGCGGCCTGCTAAATGGCCACATCGGGCACCACCACGTTTGACCTGGCGATTGACGACCTGGTCGAGGAGGCGTTCGAGCGCTGCGGCATCCGTGCGACGAGTGGCTACCAGCTCAACTCCGCACGCCGCTCGCTCAATCTGCTTTTCCTCGACTGGGCCAATCGCGGGTTGAACCTGTGGACCATCGAGCAGGCGACGTACGCATTGACCCAAGGCGTCAATGAGATCACGCTTTCCTTGGACACGGTCAACGTGCTCGAGGCCATCATCCGCCAGAACAACCAGGGCATCAACACGGACGTCTACATCGAGCGCATCAGCCGCGAAGAGTGGCTTAATGTGCCCGACAAGACGAGCCAGGCGCGTCCCGCACAGTTCTACGTGCAGCGCGCGGACCCTACCAAGGTGTTCTTTTACCCCGCAGCGGATCGCGACTACACCTTCGTGTACTACCGAATCCGTCGCATCCAAGACGCTGGCGAGTACACCAACACGGCCGATGTGAACTTTCGGTTCCTGCCGTGCCTGGCCTCGGGCTTGGCCTACTATCTGTCCTTGAAGTTCGCGCCTGACCGGGCTGCTGCACTCAAGGCCATCTACGAAGAAGATTTCCAGCGTGCTGCGCTGGAGGATCGCGACACTGCCAGCGTGCAGTTCGTGCCGGAGATGGGGTTCTGACATGTCATACGCAACCGGCAAGTTCTCCTATGGGCTGTGCGACTACTGCGGACAGCGGTACCAGTACAACGTCCTGCGCAAGAACTGGCGCGGTTTCATGGTGTGCCCGGACGACTACGAACCCAAGGAACCGCAGCTCGAACCTCTGCGCTACCGGGGCGACGCGATTGCCTTGCGCGATCCTCGGCCCGACCGCATCGAGCCGGTGTCCGTGTTCGTCGGTGCGCCGGGCTTTACCGCGTTCCAGAGCTACGGCAGTGCCCGTGGCACGAACGACATGCGGCCCTACGTCGAAGGTCAACCCGTCATGGCCAAGGGCTCTGTCGGGTCTGTCACAGTGAGCACGTCATGACCTACGATGAACTCGTCACCGCCATTCGAAACTACACCGAGGTGGACGCCAATGTGCTCTCCAACTCGGTGATCAACACGTTTATCACGATGGCGGAGAACCAGATTCTTCGTGAGATCGACCTGGACGTGTTCAAGCTCGAAGTTGCGGGCAACATGACTCAGGGCAACAAGTTCCTGACCGCGCCGTCTGACATCCTGACGCATCGCTACATGATGATCACGGTGGATGGCGAGCAGATTTTCCTGGACTTCCGGGACACCTCCTTCATGAAGGAGTACTGGGCCAACGGCACTGCCACCGGCGTGCCCAAGTACTACTCCGTGTGGGATCAGAACACGTTCTACGTCGCGCCGACCCCCGCGCAGAACTACGCTGTGGAGATGGGCTACATCTACCGTCCGACCCAGTTGTCGTCCGCCAATCCAACGACTTGGATCAGCAACAATGCGCCTGAGGCGCTCTTGTACGCCTGCCTGATTCAGGCCTACAGCTACACCAAGGGCCCCTTGGAGATGCTGCAGTACTTCCGGCAGTCGTACAAGGAAGCGATTCAGGGTCTGGGTGTCGAGCAGCAGGGCCGTCGTCGTCGCGATGAGTACCGTGATGGCATGTTGCGCATACCCCTCAAATCGGAGTCACCTGGACCATGATTTCTGTTCAATCCCCCGTCCTCGTGGGCGGCGTTCAAGTCGAAACAACGAGCCATCGCGGCTGGTCTGTGGAGGAGCTCGCGCAGCGGGCGGCCGACAAGATCATCTTCGTGGGCGACCAGTCGCACCCTGCCGTGCGCGAGCAGGCCAGGGCGTTCAAAGAGAGCGTCAAGGCCGTGGTCGCGTTCTACCTGCAGGAAGCTGTGCAGCAGGATCGTTTGACGACCGCGAACCGCCTGCGTGAGGCGGGGTACCCGGACCTGGTCCACCTGTTAGGAGATTAAAAATGGCATTCAGCGGCAATTACATGTGCACCAGCTTCAAGGTGGCGCTGATGAAGGCGGTGCACGACTTCACCACGGGTACCGGCAGCACCTTCAAGCTGGCTCTGTACGACAACAGCCCGTCGTTTACGGCAGCGACCACGGCCTACACGTCTTCGGGCGAGGTGGCCAACTCCGGCACGTATGCGGCCGGGGGTGGCACGCTGGTCAACGTGACTCCGACGAGCTCGGGCACCACGGCGTTCACGGACTTCGCGGACCTGTCGTTCACCAGCGCGACCATCACAGCCTACGGCGCGATGATCTACAACGATTCGGCTGCGGGGGACCCTGCAGTTTGTATCTTGGACTTTGGCGGGGCCAAAACCTCGACCAATGGCACGTTCACGATCATCTTCCCGACCGCAGACTCGACTTCGGCCATTATTCGGATAAGTTGAAGTGCCGTGGGGACCTTTTTTGAGCTGACATACCTTGGAGAGGCCGGGGTAAATCAGCACCAGCAACGACTGTGGCACATGCGCTGTAGCTGCGGAAAAGAGACTACGGTGCTCGCCTCTCGTGCCCGCACAGGAAAAACAAAGTCCTGTGGGCATTTGCGCACGCTTGCTTACAACCGAACACACGGACAACGACGCACCAGGCTCTATTCGATTTGGTGCAACATGCGAGCGCGATGCGGCAACAAAAATCACCCGGCCTACAAGAATTACGGAGGCAGGGGGATTGTGGTTTCGCCGCTATGGAGCGATTTTTCAATTTTTGCCACGCATGTCGGGGAGCCCCCCACGCCAACGGCCACGCTGGATCGGATCGACAACGAGAGTGGGTATGTTCCGGGAAATGTTCGATGGGCAGAGCGTCGGACTCAAGCCCGAAACACGCGTCAAAACCAGTGGGTCACAATTGACGGTCGGACACAGTGTTTGTATGACTGGTGCGAAGAGGTCGGCATTGCACCAGGCTCGGTTTATCGGCGAGTGAAGCAAGGGGAGTCCTTTCAATCCGCGATCCTTCGACCAAAGGCCCCTCGTTTTCAACGGAGGCTGAATGGCTGATGCAACCGTTGCGTTCCAAGGCTGGAATGCCTCTGGCGTAGGCTGGGGTGAGGACCCCTGGGGGGAAAGTCTTGCCGACTTGCCCACCGGAACGGGTCAGGTTGGGTCTGTAGCGATCACGGCCGATGCCAACGTCACGCTGACGGGGGTATCGGCTTCTGCACTTCTGGGCCAGGTCACGGTCACCGCAAACGCGGACGTCCTGGTCACTGGTGTGCAGGCCTCTGGGGCTGTTGGATCGGTTGCCGTTACCGGCGACGCCAATGTCCTGCCCACGGGTGTCGAGGCCACAGGGGCTGTCGGCACCGTTGTTGTCGCAGCCGACGCCAATGTCCTGGTGACTGGCGTGCAGGGCACGATGCAGCTTGGCCAGATCACGGTCACCGCCAACGCTGACGTTAACGTCACTGGGGTATCCGCCACCGGCCAGGTGGGCCAGGTGGCCATGACGGGCGACGCCAACGTCACCCTGACCGGGGTGCAAGGCACGATGGCCTTGGGTAGTGTCAC